TGTGTTATTTGAATTGTTGGGTCCTGAGAATAACCTAACAATCTAAAATCCTGTTTGCCATCTACTCTAGCTGGGTCCTGTTGTATAAGGCCAGATGCAGTAGTCCTGTTAAATAATGTTCTACCATTAACAGACATTGACAATGCTCCCTCAGTTTCTACTTTCACTCTTGTTATTCTTCTCATGTTGCCAGTCAATTCACTTCCGGGATATTGAAAATCTACTGGCATAGTTTCCAAGTTCATAAAATATGAATATCCTATATATGCTTTATCACCATTTGATAAGTTCAGCAAATTTGAATCCAATGTTCCTGTACCTGATACAGTTTGTGTTCCTCTGTAAGAGCCGTCATTTTTGATTACATGGACAGTTTTGTTATAATGATGTGCTGGTATACCTGAGATTGTATTATTGGCTACAGTAACCTCGTATGCGTCATCTAGGTGACATTCATTTGTAGAGTCTACCTCATCAAAGTTTGTAAACTTCTCTAAAGAGATAACTCCATTTCTATCTGTAACCCAAAATATATTCTCGTTAACAGCACACATAGACATAACTTTATCTAAGTGACCATCGGTACTAGCTGTTTGTCCATCGGCATCCCATAATACCCATCCTAACACTTGTTCAGATATAACAGAATGACAAACTGCTACAGTACCATCTGTGTTTACAAAGAAAATATATTCCTCAGGTCTGGTATCAGAACCACCAGAGCTACATATATCAATAGGATTATTAATAAGATGGCGAGAGCGTATGGAAACATCTCTTGGTGCAAATGCTCCAGCAGATACTCTTTCTAAATCCCTAACAGTCCTACCATTTCTTTGTACATAAAAGGTATTACCATTAGAAATATGAGGAGTAGCTCTTGTTGATCCATATCCTGTCATCCTTTCTATTTGTATGTTAGTAGGTGTAAGAGGAGTACCAGCATCTTGTATAACAAGAAACTCTCCACCACTTGTTAATAGTTCTAATCCTTTATTAGAAACTATGTGATGTATTTCATTAAGCTGATTAGATGCTACAATAGTTTGGATGCTATCATTGTCCGCAGCAGTACCCACATCAAAGTTATAATAATCTCCTGACTGTGAACCAAATACAGCATCAGGTTGACTTACTGTTCCTCCAAACCATAATCTATTTTGATGGAATGTTATTGCTCTTGGGTAACCATTTCTTGAACAGAAAGATTGTTCTTTCCATTCTCTTGACGGAGGCATATTAGCTCCAGTTATTTTAATACCAGCACCACCAAAATCTCTGGACCCATTACCATTAGGATCAGTATTAGCTGTGTTGCCAGTATATCCAGTTACTTCATGTGATGCGTTGTATACTGCCCAATTAGTTGTAGGGCTGTTACCTACACTATATCCACCAGTAGCACTCCATGTAACACCAGTTGGTAAGAAGAATCCAATACCAGTACCAGTAAGTATTTGTGTAGCATTGGTTACTGAGTCTGTTCCAATTTCAAAATGATCATCATCTACTACTCTCCTAATTTGATATGATCCATTTAATCCAGCTCTTTGTATAAGCCCAGGCTCTCCAGCAAAACCACTTAATGTAATAACATCACCAGCTTTAAAGCCATGATTAACTAATGTAATTTCTACAGAGTTTTGTCCAGCAGTAGATCTAAATGGATTTAAACCTAGTTTAATTTCTAACACATCTTTAACTTGTCCTACTACTGTAGTTGCATTTGTGTATGATATAATCTCTATTTCTTTACCATGCCACAGTATTGACTCTCCTATCCAATTACTGTTAAATGTATTAACGCTGGCTACTAAGTTGACTTGACCACTATTGGAGCTAGGTTTAATGGTCGTATCACTTAGAGCCAGCTTAGAGTATGGTTGATAAATTTCATGCAATACTCTCGGTGTTCCACCATCATCATATTCTGTCACATTAGATGATTTCTTAAATTCTAATTTTTTTGCAGTAAATGAAGATGAGCTTACTCTTTCTACAACAATTGGATGAAAGTCCTCATGAGTAAAAATAAATGTGTCACCTTGTTGTGCGTATGTAAATTCATGTATATTAGTGTTATCAATAGGTATATTTGGAGTTGTTGATCCATCTGTATAAGTAGTAATAGTTGATATAGGCGTTGGCACACCAGCAACAAGGTTTTGATTTGCTACATTATAAACAAGAATTTTTCCGTCAGTTCCATCCCATTGAAATAAAAAAACATATTCTTCTGACTCATTAAAAACAAATGGTTCTACTCTAGCATGAGTAATAGTATTATTTAATGGACTCCAATGTAAAGTACCTGGCCTTCTGAATACTGATCCTTGTGATGTTAATATAGCGTTTCTAAGTTTTTGACACCCAGCAGAATAAGCTGGAATGTCTGTCCTTGCTTTCATACGAGGGTCTAATTCGCCTACAGTAAAATCTGTTTGTACAAATTTTATCTTCTTAGCCATTAGAATCTCCTAGCAAGTGTCCGTGAGTTACCTCTAAACTTAGCAAATCTATCCATTCTTAATCTTTCAGATGTAGTTTGTTGTGCATCTACATTCCTTGCTAACAAATATTGTCTTTCTGCTTTTTGTTCAAAGAGTGCTGATTTGTTTTCATCTTCTGCTATTGCTCCAGCAAATACAGATGCTAAATGAAATTGTAAAGCTGTAATGAAATAGGGTGGGAATGTTGTTGTATCTGGTCTATATGTGTATTCAGCTATTACTTTGTCATTAATTCCAGCATTACAAAATAATTTTTCTGTAAATATTTCGTATTGTATTGGATTACCGTTAACAGTAACTCCGTGTATTATAATTGATTCTTGTGGTATTTGGTAAGCAGCATCATATCTATCGTCATCTATTGGAGTATCTTCAAGTCTTGATAATTGTGTTATGTTTGAGGCAAACCTCCATCGTGTCTGTGTGAGAGCTGATCTTACAATATCTTCATACAGATTTTGTGCTACTTGAGATTCAGTTGTTGTTCCAGAAAACGACGAAATCGGCGATGCACCGATTAAAACCAATCCTCTTGAGGCTATGTCTATGTCACTCCCTGAGGGAGTTGAAGTTGTTGTTGTCATGTTAATTATAGGGGTAGCTGCGAACGCTCACTACCCCTATCCTTTTTAGGTTATGCTAAAGCAGTAGTTGTTACAGTTGTATTGCCAGTAGTTGATGATACAGTTAGTACATCAACAGCAGCAGTACCACCAGTAGCCGAAACAACAAGAATAATATCAAATTGTTTCAGATTAGTAGTAACATCGTTAAAATAACCAGAGCCGGATATAGTGCCAACGGCATCAGCTGATTTGTAATACCAAATAGCTGGTGAAGCACCACCGACTTTTTTCAATTCACTTGATGATAAAGCCATGTTTTACTCCTATACCGATTCGTCTATAACGACTTCAATAATGCCAGTAGTATCGACAGCAATCGATCCCATTGACATATATGAGGTTACAAGGTTACTAACTTTTTCTGGAATGTAATTCACTTCTGTTCTAACATCCGATCCTGTTGCAGTTCCAATAGCAGATTTATGGTAAGCAAAACATTTTCTATCATTAGTAGAAATAGGTAATGCTGAATGGATCATAAAGTTAAATCCTAGCCATTGTTTCTGTGTAAAACCACTTGGGAAAGGTTGCTCAGCCTCTTTGACATAATCTGTGTTAACAAATTCGTCAATAGCCAACAAGTCTGCCCATCCTTCTGGTGACACTACAAAGTATCTTTGTCCGTCATCAGGGATGTCTGCTTCATTCATGGAAACAAAAGCGTTTAATACTTTAGCTTTTGTTAAACCAGCTGAACCAGCAGCGATTGTTGTACCATTACCAGCGTCAAGAGCAGAGATGATAAGGTCATCAGTCTTTCTTCCTAATGCGTTTGCAGCATTAGTAGCGACTACTTGTCTTTCATCAATGTTTGTCTTGAGTAGGTCAAGAGTGTCAATATAATCAGCTGCATAATAATCAGACAATGTGACATCAACATTAGTATGTGTGAGGTCCATGCTTGTTACTTCTGCATGTCTTGATTTAGTAACAGCTTCGCCTTTACCGATTTTTTGGAATCGTGCAGTTGAACCAGTTACATTATTGACTTGGCGAGTTGTGTTTTTGAGCTTAGCACCAGCTCTTTGATAAGCAAGGTGGACTTCACTCTCGAACTGCGTAATAAACGCTTGATCTATGGATAATGCCATAAATACTCTCCT